TATCAATTCTATGTTCATTAAAAAAACCTCTCTAAATTATCTGTTGGTATAAACTGTTCATTAATCCAATCTCTTTTGCCTTCAGCCCAAAACAAATCTTCTTTATTAATGTATATATCTTTCACTAATGGTCTGTTCCAATTTATATCATTGTTTCTTTCTACCAACTTTTCTTTCTCATCTGATTTTCTAAAGACAATACAATATTCGTGTGTCTTTAAACAATTTAAATTGGTAATTGCTTGTACATATAAAGGATGTCGTTTCGCTGGACTCATCTCTAATATAATCTCATCATGGTATTCTAGTTGTTGCTTCAATATATTCTTTGTATCACCAACAAAATCGTAAAACTTACCTTCAATTCTAAAGTTTGCAAGTACAACAATAAAGAAACCACCTGGTTTTAAAACATCTGCACTTTTGTTTAATATGGTTGCATATGATTTTAAAAAGTCATCATAAGTTTTTATGTCTGTTAATTGACCATCTGCACTATCATATTTCTCAATATTGAAATATGGTGGACAAGTCATTATTAAATCAGCCACACTCTTATGAAAATGTTTATCTATATTCTCACTACTTTCATTAATTAATCTTAACTTACCTAATGTTCTATCTTGTTTTAACTTGTCATATTGTTCTTGTGCTTCTTTTAGATTGTCATTCAATACATCAAAACCAATATAGTTTCTTTCTAACAATGTACTAACTAATGGCCTTGAGCTTCTACCAGCAAAAGGGTCAATTATAAAATCACCCTTTTTAGACCACATTTCTAAAATTCTTTTTGCATATTCTGAATTAAACTTTGATAAGAATGTACCTCTACCACTGCCAATAAAATTGTCTGCTGTATTATTGTCATAAGACTTTTGGTCATTTATTAAGAGGTCAATATTATTTCCTCTACTATACTCCCAAAAAGACTTAGGCTCATAAGAAAACTCATACGATTTCTGTTTTCTCATTCTATCAGCATACATCATACTGGTAATGTTCCGCCTTTTTCTACTTTAAGCATATTGGCGTTCATAGCCTCAACTTGTATTTTTTCTTTGAGTGATTTGGATATTAGACGACTTGTTGTTTCTACTTCAATTTGGTTTTCTTCACAGTACCAAATTACAGCGTCCATATAAGATATGCGTTTCTCTTTAACAACTCTCTCAATAATTAAACTAAATTCTTTGCTATTCATAAATGTATCTTATCATAAGTTGTTATATTTGTAAAGTGTGGAGTGTTTCTGTTACGAGGTACACTCCACAAAACCCTAAGCGGTGTTTAGGCCGCTAATGCAAAGTTATTATCGTTTGCGTTTAATTAACATTTAAGGTTGCCACCTATTACTCTATTACAGTTCTTCAGCACCTGTCAATCCTACCACACCCCCCATAAGCACACTCAAAGAATGTGTTTATGGTGGAGGTGGAGGGAATTGCACCCTCGTCCAGCCTACCTATCACCTGTCGTCAACAAGTAATTCTATTCAGAAACCGCTTTAGCGTTTTCTTTGTTAAAGTTATCGTAGAAATATTTAATTTCTTCTTCAAGTTTTGGTATATATTCTTTTCGTTCTTTTACAAAAGCACGAGCAGCACCATCTTCACTTGCCATTAGAATTACAATCTGTTCAATTGGTGTACCAAATAGTTCTTCGTACATCATTGAATATGCTGTAGTCTGCAAATAGTAACTTTCATTCCAAGCATCATTACGCTCTTTATTGGCTGTCTTAAAGTCAATAACAGAAAGTTTACCATTATACTCAGCAATGCAATCTACTTGACCAGCAAGTGTCAATTTGTGACTATACAAAATCGTTTCTAAGCAATGTACATTATCAATTTGTGCAAGGTATGGTTTCAGTAATGAAAACAGACCAAGTGGTAATACATCTCTTGTTGATGGTGTTTCACCTTTTAGAAACTCTTCCACCAAGGTGTGAGTTGCTTTACCTCTACGAGCGGCACGAGCCATCTCCCATTTTGCGGCTTCTTCGCCTACATTTTTACGCCACGCCAACAGGCCTGGTTTTGGTCTATAACCTAATACGCTTGTTACGGATGGATAGGCTTTGCCATCAACCTCGTAAAAACGCATACCATTGATTCGTTTGCCTTTGGTTTTAGGCAGTTTTGTTTCATCTAATTGTATAAAATTCGCCATATCATTTCCTTATTAATTTAATGTACTCTTAATATATCAGTATTATGCTGTAATGTCAAGCCTTAAACGCCTTTTGTTGTGTACATATTATTGATTTCATCACGCATTTGTTTAGTTTTATCCTCTACAGGCTCTCCCTTTCAGTTGGCAAGTGCTTTGATTCTATCTCTCAATCTTTCTGCTCTAGCACCAACTTGTTTTGCCCAACGGCTGTCCATCATTTCAACAGCAGCTGTATTCCAATTACCGTCATTAATGGCAGCAATAAATTTTTTAAATTGGCCTAATCTTGGAGCTCCCATATTGAAGCACATATTTACAATTACTTGTTTTGCTTCCTCTGGTAAGTCATCTAAATCAGGAAATACCTTTTTAGATTCTCTAATGTATGTTTCAACATCTTTATCAAACACAGCATTGACTCTTTCTTCGCTAACTTTATATCCTACATCAGCGCCGTATTCGTCATCTCCAGCAACCACAAGGTGGCCAATACCAAATGTTTTGTAACCTAAATGGTCCAAATACACTTCGTATTTTACTCCCTCGTCAATTTTAAGTTGCTCTCTAAGCTTTTCTATGTTCATTTAATTTATCCTTTGCTTGTAATTTGAGTTTTTTAAACTCTTTGATTTTTGACCATAATGTAGATGACCTGTCCACTCGTCTTTTTTCTTCCAGTTCATTTACTGATTTCTTTAGTTCTTTGTGTACAGTTTTAATTGTCATATTACCCCCTAGTTATATTGAGTAACTTTTCTATTTGTGCCTTAATAATTGGACTTCTATTAGGCCAATGAATATAAGGTTCGTCACTCTTCATTAAATTATATAAAAACGGTAAAATTAGTTTTTCAATACTTTTAAATCTTGCCGTTACATCTTCACTTTCTAAAGTCTGTGTGACTTGGTCTTTTTCAGCCACTATCTGCATGATTTCATTCATCATACTTTTGATATCTGTAACATCTTCTTTGACTTTTGCCAATTCTAAATTATTAGTTTCAATAACGGAAGTATCCACTGTAGGCGTTTCTGGTGCCTTACTAACTGGTGTAAACCCCCAATCATCATCAAGGTCAAATCCACGCATATAATCAGGTATATCTGCCATTACTTCTTTCTCTTTCTATGTTTCTCTAACACTGCTTGTGTCTTAACATCTTTAATTGATTTTTTACCATATCGTTCTGCAAAAGGTGATGTTGGATGTGCCTCAGCAATTCTGGACATATTCTCTTTCCAACCTTGGTCGTTTTTCATACTACCCATACCTGCAACACCACTTACAATATTAATTCTTGTAATCTGTTGTTCCATATGTGGGTTGTCTTTCTTAAACTTATCGTGTTCAGAAAAAGACAGGATAAGGTCTTCTACTTTTCCTGTCTTTGTATTTTTAAATGTATATGTCGGCACTATTTACTACCTTAAACTTTAAATGGGTCTTTTGTCTTAAAGTATTTATTAATTACCTCTAGTTGGTCGTGGTACTTAGCAATAACTTCTAATTCCTTTTCAACTGCCTCTAATACATCAGGATGTTCACCAACACCTACTGCATTATTAAGGTAAATCTCTACATTCATTGAATGCTTTTTAATATGACCTTTTGCGTGGTCACAAATAGCTTCAATCATATTTTCTCTATTGTATGTATTTGCCATGTTTTACTCCTTCGTTATACCATTCTGGCACCTTAGCAGGTGATTTCCAGGTTGCAAATCGTTTCTTTTCTATAATATAGTAATTACGATAACTCGCAATACTATCACCAGGAATTTTACAATGGTCTGGCATTGCTGGTGTAGGTTCTGTACCTATTTTATTCACTGGTGCATTACTAGGCAAATGTTCAAGTATATCACCTAACAATCTTATTGTCTTATGGTCTTGTGTATGACCATATCTTAATTTAAACTCTTCATTCAAAGCAATCATATGTAAATATAACCATCTATAATTGAAAGCACTTTCCATAACCCACTTTGTACTAGGGTGGTTTACATGACTTGCTTTGTATAAAATCTTTTCTAAGTTAGAATTAGGATGTTTCCATCTTTTAATCTTTCTACCGTTTTTAGTCTTATCATAATATTCTGTACCATCTAAAATACGGTGTGCTGTAGATAACATCTGAGCAGACTCAATAATCATTTTACACACATGTTTATCACACGACATTTGAGCTGCAACTTTAGGGTGTTTGTCTAAGTAAAATATATTCATTAGTGTATAGTCCTCCTAAAGTATTCTGTCGCACCGTATAAGGTACATAATTTTCTAAAAACTTCAAACCAATAGTTTTTAGCCCAATCAGTAGTAGCATTACGACAGGCATTTTCGGCTGAAGTAAGTCTTTTGGACTGAACAGGTGTTAAGTTTGGTAATTTAAGTCTTGGTAAATCGTGTTCTGTTATCATAATATGTATATCTTATCACTATTTTTTAGATTTGTCAACCTCCAAATAGCGCTTATTTGGCGTTGTTTTTTCAGTAGGAAGTTCATTCCACTCCATAATTTGGTCTAGTTTTATACGAATCTCATCAGGATCCAATCCTAATTTCTTCATTTCAGCTGCACCCATAGTTCTAAAAAACTTTTCATAATCTCTATTCTTTAAATCTCTACGACCAAGTTTTACAAAAAAGTCTTTATAAACCTTTTCTCTATCTCGGACTCTTTTCGCTCTAGCTTTTGCATTAGCAGATTCTTTTTCTGCTTTCTCTTTTTCCTTGCTAATAAGTCCAAGCTTATCCTCTTCTTCTTTATCTCTTTGGGTTTGTTTGTCAAGTTTTCTACTCCTCAATGATATATTGGCCGCTATCAATAGCAACACTGCTAAAGGGTCAAAGACAAATATCAACATAATGATAACCCACCTTACAGCCTCATCAAAGTGGTC